CTATAACAGCTAGTAAGCCGCCTAGTAGGAAGCCCACTACTGCTGCTAATATAGCTAGGTTCATTCTTTCCCTCCTGGACTAATCATAACACAACTGGGGATTATTGTCAAGTGGCTTATCCAAAACGGGCACCAGCTTGTGAGGCTGTACCCTTAGGAGTGTAAAAGCCAATCTGTTGTTCTAAGGCTGCCTGGGTAGCCTGGGGATCTACACCTAGACCAGCAGGGGAAGCATGAGTATATAGAGAGAATAGAAGCGTCTTAGTACTAGGGTCTAGGAAGCGGTAGATACCAGCCAGCTCCCTTGGATCAGGGAGAGGAATGTTCCCCCAGGCTGGAGGGGAGAAGAGTGGCTGGACACGTTGAGGATATTGGCGAGAAGGCTGTATCTGATCTTCTCCAGTAAATGTTCCTCCCCAGGGGCCAAATTCGTTGATCTCATTAGGTGCTACATTTAGCACATTAGACCACTTGAAACCAGCCTTCTGAAAGGCCTCCTCACCAGGGATATTCATTAGTTGTCCTGCTCGGTTCCTGTAGTAGGTAGTGCCAGAGTTAATATCACGAATCAGCTGAGGAGAATAGCCAAGACGCTTTAGTATCTGAGAGCCTCCAAATTGCTGACCACCATAGGTAGTACCTGGACTGAAGCCAAAGCCAGCACCACCAAGGTCTACTCTCTGGGGAACCCCACCCAGGCCTAGCTTAGCATAGAGTGGAGCTAGGGCCTGCATAATAGGGCCGAAGTCGTAAGTGCCACCTTCCTGGGCACCAGAGACTAGGGGGATAACCTCGGTACGGCCAGGGTTAGCAGTATCTAGAATCATAACCTCAGTACCTGGGGCTACAGGAGGGGAGCCTTTCTCACCAACTAAGACAGCGCGCTTAGTAGTTCCTTCCTGCACCCCAGGCTGAGGCCCGACTAGAGACTGACCAGCAGGAGCACCTACCATAGGCTGAGGTAACTGTTGCTGTGGCTGCTGAGGAGCCATACTAAAGACTCCATCTGAGCCTTGGGTCATATCTATTGTACCACCCTCAGCAAAGCCAATACCAGTTGGAGCCATAGGTGCCTGAGTCTGCTTGTTAAGGTTAGCTATGATAGTGTCTAGGTCAGGGATAGAAGTATTCTCACTAATCTGGGGGATAGGAGTATTGACGAAGGCTTGGTTAGCGTTCATAAAGCCCTGGGCAGGGGTAACTCCCTTAGTCATACCACCCTGGCCAGCTATTGTGGCAGCTACAGGATCAACGCCAGTTAACTGGGCTATTAGGTTACGAGTACGCTGTTGAACGTCATAGACCTGACGAGCTAGTCCTCCGGCTTCGCTAAGCTTAGCACGCTTAAGAGCATTCTCTTCCTGCATACGCTCTAGCTCTATTGCATGGGCTTCTCTAAGACGCTCTAGCTCTTGGTCAGCAGCTATCCTGGCAGCATTAATACGCTCTTGACTGGCATTCTGAGCTGCTGCATCAGCAGACTGACCACCTCCAGCTCCCCCACCTTCGCCAAACTGACCTAAGTATCTGGAACGTTCTTTCTCAGTCAGGTTGGTTCCAGCAATGAAGTAGTCACGCTCTGGTAGGATATTACCTTTATTATCAACCCGCCTACCACGAACAGTAAACAGGATATTAGCATTAGGCTCATAGATCTGGGCGCCCTGGTCTATGTTCCGTATGTGCTGGCCATCAGGACTAATTAGGGAATAGTAACGTCTGCCATGACTGCGTAGTGTAGTCTGAAGATAGCCTATATTACCTTGCTCATCTAAGACTAGTTGATTTACTAGTTGACTAAGATACTGAGGGCCAGTTGTAGGTGGCCGAGATGTAGGTGCAGTACCTCCAAGGATAGCATCAATCTCCTCAGGAGTTAGATCTCCACCAGCTATATATGGAGGAGGACTATCTGGCCAGACGTTCATTGAGTAGCTACCTTTCCACCATGAGCAACTCGGAGTATCTCTCGCAACTGCTGATCAAACATTAGAGGACGCTGTTGTCTAAGCTCATCTTCGTGCTGTATAATAAAGTTAATCCAGTCGGGGTTGAGGTACTTGTCGGCTACGGAAGGCTTAGACAGGATAACAGCCCAGGCTTGCTCCTCGGGAGTTAATCCTTCCTTGGCTCCCATTACCTTTATAAAGTTCTCTACAGGCACTGCTGTTACCTGGTCTTGGGGTACGCCTTGGTCTATTAGCTCACGTCGAGCATCTTGAACACGATCCAGGAATCCAGGCTCATAGTTATCTTGACCTGGAGTACCCTTACCATAGATCTTAAGTCTGGTATTAGGGTCAAGGCCTCGATACTGGGGAATGTTCTGGAGTAGACCAGCAGCAGTGTCTTGATAGGCCTTATAGGTCTGGACGCCCACACCAGCCTCAGAGAATGGTAGCACTGAGGCACCATAGACACCATGCTCCTTAACCGCTTTCCATACATCATCAACTACAAAGGGCGCCCAGAGGTCTGCTAGAGTCTGGGGAGATAGGAACTTCTTACCCTTCTCTAAGGGTTGAGTTATTTGAGTAGCATCAGTAAAGAGCCTTACAACTGGAGACTCCTTGTTGGAGAAGAAGGTTACTAGGGCGTCCTTAGCATCCTGTATGTCCCACTGAGTCTTCTTGATGCCGGACTCTGTTAGTGCAGCCTGGTTCATCTTAACTATGAGGCGGCCTATGGGATTGAAGCCTCCCCAGGGATCTAGGCGAGTGTTACCCACTCTGTACTTGAGCCAATCAGCCCCAGGCTTAGTTGGGTTCCACTCTACCTTGCCAAGTCCAGTTAAGGCGCCAACACCACTGAGGAAGCCTAGGAGTGCTAAGTCACCAGCTACCATACTAACTAGGTTCTTGGCAGCTAGTTGCCTTGGACTGGCTTTCCATAGGGCGCCTGGCTGTAGGAAGGGGTCTAGCATAACCTGAAAGCGGCTAACTAGGTTTCGGCCAGAGAAGAAAGTGGAGACTGACTTACCTAGAACACCAGCATTGAAGTCACCATAGCCCCTACCATGATTAGTTACATCACGTAGCGCCTGCCAGAGCTTAGCACGATCGGCTACTTGCTTCTCAGTGGTAACATTACTCCAGCCACTATTCCACATATTCTCGGCTACGTCGTTAAAGGTCTCATAGCCCTGCTTATTGAGGGTTACAGCATAGGTGCGCTCAGATCCCCTAATCCAGGGAAGGCGCTGTACTAGACGAGATATATAGCTATCATTGAGTCCAACAAAGCCGCCAGCACGCTCTACTGGGGATACTCCTATTCCGTATTCGTACTCATGGCCAGCATTACGACCTGGAAGCCTATTGTGGAAACCTAGGCCAGCCTTAGGGCCAGAATCTATCTCAGCCGACCAGGGGAGACTCCTTACATCTTTCATAATAGCTTGGGCAGCCTGCTCACTGAAGCCAGCACGGATGCTAGGGATGAATAGTCCTGCCCACTTCTTAGGATTAGCCCAGCCTAGGACTTGGGCTTGACGACCCAGGGCACCTATGTCTAGAGACGCTTTACTAGCCATAGTTGAGCCAATTAGTCCTTGTAGCTCTCTCAGTAAGTTAAACCTAAGAGGAGGATACTGGGGAGCTGGTAGATCAGAGAACTCAGGCTGCTCAACTCCTCTAGTTGTTGGTACTTCTGGGCCAGGAGCACCTATAGGCTGTTGGGCTGTCCTTAATCTAAACTGTTCGGCAGTCTCAGCTGTACCTGCAGGCCCTGGCTCAAAGGACTGACCAAATAGTCTGCCTTGGGCACCACTAGGTTCTTCAAACATACCAAAAGGCTGAGGGCCACCACCAGGAGGAGCAGGAGGGCCTGGAGGCTTACGTCCCCCTCCAGCCTGCCCAGGATAGTAAGAAGGTACCTCCTCAGCCTGTTTCAACAAACCAGCTAATTCTAAACCAGTCTTAGGAGTTTGAATAGGTACTTTACTTACTGGAGCATAGGGCTCTCTAAACTGTATCTCATGTTGTCCAGATCCCTTAGCGTAGTCAACAATACGATTAGCAGCCTTACGACTCAGGGCACCAGGATTACCTTGTACTAATAGCCTACCAGGAGCTTCATAATCAGCAGTTAGAAAATACAGCCCACCGTTTGCTAGTGGCTCATTGGTAGGAGTACCGCCTGTCAGGACTCTCCCTGCTGCATCATGGGAGACGCCAGAAGTTATAGATCCATCAGATCCTACTACAATACGCTCAACTACATTAGATCTCTCAGGTGGTCGGCCAAAGAACCCCTGGCCACGCTCAGCTAGAAGGCGCTTTCTAAGCTCTGTGGTGTTCTCAGCTAGGCCACCTGCACCACTGACTCTGGGGAGTAGCTCAGGGAAGTCTCCAGAGGCAATCTGGTCTATCTCAGCCTTGGTGAATCCAGCAGCCTTGTAAGTGCGGCGTAGTGCAGGGCCTAGGTACTGACCACGCTTAGTAAGGTACTGGTTAAAGGGAGCTTCTAGATCCACATCAGTAACTCCCTGAAAAGTAGTCTGCTGTTTAGGGAGGACTATGTACTCACCCTCATAAGCATATCTTTTAAGATAAGGATTATACTCCCACGATGCTAATACCGAGTCCTTAGGAACCATCCTAGAAATGACTTTACCTTCGAATGGCTTTGACGCAGTGCCCATCTTAGCATTAGCAGCGTCCAAGGCGCCTTCTCTACTAACAGACCAGGACACCCCCATACCCTCACCAGCTCTATAGAGCCTTATAGACTTCTTGTTAGGATATAAATTATCTAGTACCTGCCGAGTTACTGAGCGCATATTCTCAATCTGCGGATGATTAGCAATTTGTGTTAATAAGGATCTACGCTCAGCACTGTCCACAGAGGCATGATACTGGTAGAGCAGATTCGCTACATCAGTTGCACCAGCCTTGTCAATAGCAGCAACTACCTTATCATCAGTCAGCTGACCAGACAAGGGCTTGTTTCTGGCTAGAGCATCACGGATACGCTGCTCCATGCTAGGCTCTTCCAAGTTGCCTGGGCCTACATCTATACCACTGGGTCTCTGCTGCTTAAGTCTGAATGTACTAAGTCGCCTCTGCCTGTCAGGACTGAGTACTATCTGTCCCTCACGAGCTAGTTGTCTTAACTCTTCCTCAGTAGTAATACCAGACTCTACAGCTCGCTTAACACTAAGATCCCCAGCCATAGCTCGATGCTGGGCTATCTCAGAAGCTAATTGAGCTTTCTTAGATCCAGCTCTATACTTAGGAGCCCTTCCACGTCCAGTATATACACCCTGAGACTCAGCATCAACCATTAGTGCCTGCCTCGTAGCGCCATAGATCTCTGCTGGGCGGTCTACAGAGGTAACAGGATTACCCTGGGCATCTATCTCCTCTATCGGGGGAACTTCCTCTGGGTATGGGCCTTCAAAAGTGGAAGGATACTCTTCGCCAGGGTAGGTGCCTGGGCCTAAGTCTCCTGGTGTAGGGCCGCCTGGTTCCTGGGGAGTATATCTAGTCCCGCCTATCTCAGTAGCTAATCTACCAACACCAGTAACAGGCTGCTGGGGAGTATCACTAACTACATACCAAGTCTCATTAGGTCTGGGGTTGTGAAGCTGAGATCTAGGCACACGGAACTCCAGTACCTCACCCTCAGTGCCATAGCGGTTCTTGGCAAACAGTTCAGCTATCTGGCGGTTAGTAGTAAAGGCAGTACCCTCACGAGTACCTCCGGCTTTGATTGCAGCAGCAGTGTCTCTACTACCACCACGGTAGACAGTTACTAGCTCTTGGTTGTCAAGTATGTTACTGGCTTGCTTCCTAGCAAGGGTAGTTAACGGCTTACCAGCTACCTTGATTAGAGCATTAAGGCCAAATCCCAGACCAGCTGTTGTAGCTCCAGCTATAGCAGCTTCCTTTGGAGATTTAGTCTCAGCACCACGCACTACAGCAGCAGCTAGGGCAGGCTTAAGGATGCCACTGGTGCCTAAGGTGCCTATTGTAGCTGCAGCAGTTGCAGGATCACCCAACAATAAGCCAGCTACTCCAGGTAGGGGTACACCAGCCCCTCCTACATGAGGAGCACCTTGCTCACCTAGGACACCTAGGTTCTTCTCCCTGACAGCATTCATAACCAAGTCGTCAGGACCATATAGTAGGTTCCGGCTCTGTACTGGGTCTAGTGTACTAAGATCTAGACCGTTCTCGTCCAGGAACTGGAGTCTGGCACTATACCTAGATCTAACCTGATCAACAGGATTAGCACCTTCTTCAGGCTGGTTATAGGTCGTATCTGGAGGTAGGGTGCCTAACATCTGGGCAGCAGGTATACGGCCCATAGTTGACCTGGGTGGGACGTAGCCACCAGTAGGCCCAGCTGGTCGCTGGCCTATTATATCTCCCTCTTGACCGCTAGGAGGTATGTTAGGCACTCCCTGGATCTTAGGCTTAGATCTAACTAGTCTCTGAGAGATACTACTAAGCTGGCTGGCACGGTTACTAAGCCCAGCACCTATAACACCACCAGCAATACCTTGGGCTACTGATCTAGCCTTCTCAAAGGTCATACGGCTACGCTGGAGGCCTACAGACTGGTAACTACCTAGGGGTATAGACATCAGGCTGCTCTCTTAGCCTCTCTCTGTCTTTGCCTCCATCTCCTCTTTGCCTCCCTACTTCTCTCAGCATGGCACGTACGACAGTTTCTTGTACCTTTCCACCACACTAGGTTATAACCGCTGTATGGATGGCCTCTTTTACAGTGTGTAGCTGTCGCTCGTTCACCGCGAATTATATTCTCAGAATGAGGCACAGGCTCCAAGTGCCAAGGATTAACACAGGCACGATTTCGACAGATATGATCTAAGGTGAGGTCGTCGGGAATCTCGTCCCTGAACATTATATAGGAAGCTCGATGAGCTAAGAATGGCCCGTTCCAATGAAGGGTACCATAACCGCAGGCATTAAGAGCAGCTGTCCACAACCAACAGCCACCCCTGACTTCGATCTTAGCTATTAGCCTGTTCTCAGCGCTCAGCATCAGCTTGCTTAGCCTCCCTCAACCCAAGAAGTATTCGATCTACTAATCTTCGTGGGATAGGACGGTCGTCGGGCAGCTTGTACCTATCCTTCAGCCTAAGGAACTCACTCTCGAATCTGGCAGGGTTACTAATCAGATCCTCAAAATCAGCCCTACGTTCCTGTGCTGTAAACTTAGCAGCGTTGGGATCAGCTGGGCTAACTATATCGGCTTTGATAGCACGAGCAGAGCCAACCATCTCAGCCTTAGCGTCACGGAAAGCCTCAACCAAAGTATCAAAAGGACTGTCTGGCATTAGTTCATCCTGGGGATATTTCTAACTGGGACGATGCCAGGAGGAGTATTCTGGACTTGACCCTGGTTAGTCTGCCGGATAACGTCTTTAGCTAGCTCTAATAGACCATAACAGAGAATAGGGTTATTAATAGGGCCAGTAACCTGAATCTGCCCAGATGGTAGTTGCTTGATAACTAGAATAAGCTCCGGCATAGGCTCGATCTTCTCTCCTGGGTTTAGCTCTTGCATGGCTCCTCCTTAGTATGGTGATACTGCTGCTGGTGGGATCTCTTGGCTAGGTTGTGGCCCTGTTGGGTTCGTACTGAATGGGATGCCTGCTCTAGCAAACTTACGTGCTTGGTTACTACCACCACTAGGAGGCTTCTGACCATTCCCTCCGGCTAGCTCTAATAGTTGCTGAGCTATCTGGGGAGGCAGCTGACCACTATCAACTAGCGGCTGTAGGTCGCCTAGGCTCATACCTTCCTCTTGGGCTAGGTCTAGCTCTGACTCCTTGACTAGGAGCTGCTTGTAGAACGCTTTAGACTCGTCACTCATGAGCAGCTCCCAGGTTAGAGATCTCTTGAACTCCTCCAGCGGCTGCTGTATGTCCATAACGTTCTCCATGACCCAGGCAGGGGATACTGGCAGGCCAGCTTCCTTAGCTTGGGCCATGATAGAAACGCCCAGTTGTATATCAGCACGCCTAGAGACTGGGAGCTTCATCTTGTACTCAGACTTGAGCACTACCCTGAAGTCCTTCAAGTCAGTTGGCTTGAGAATGATCTTAGGGCCTTTGCTATTGGGGCGGCTAATAGGTACGTCCTCATTGAAGCTAATGACAGAGCGGCTGATCATCTCCGCAGCCATTAGATCTGAGGCGGCTACTGCCTGACTAAGGCGACTGTGCTTCATCTTAGACTGCTCAATCACAGAGTTGCGAGACCAGGCAGGCTCTCCACTGGGGCCTGTAGCACCCTCTAGGGCTTCTACTGCGCCAGAGTTGCGCTCAGCACGCTGTAGTGCAAACTGAGCCATAGCCAGGGTTTTCTCACCATATCTAGGGTTGAAGAGGGGCTCTATGTCCTCTTTCTCTAGCCCTTCGCCTCCAGTTCTAAGAGGGATAATGTCTCCATTAGGGAGGAGTAGGTTATCTGACTGGGCGCCCTCGCCTAGCTCTGTATCCTCCTGCATCCAGGACTTGAAGATAGGCAGCGCGTCAAACTTAGAAGCTGTAGCGGCCTCACTAAGGCGCCGGTTAGCGGCTTTAATAAGACTAATCGAGGCATCACTAACTCCCTGCCAGAATTTACCGACTTCCTTACGTCCTGAGGTATTGCCTGGGATGATCTGGATAGCAGGCACGCCTAGCTTGTGTTCTATAGAGCGGACTATGCCATCTATGTAAGGCTGCTGTACGTCGCCCTGTAGGATACCGTAGGCTAACCACGCTAGGTTGGAGAAGATTACTAGAGTATACTCTTCATCTAGACCTATATCCTTAGTTATATTAGCTCTAGCTAGCTCCTCTGGGCTGAACATAATGTGAAGGTCGTAGTTAGTAACCTTCTGCCAGCTAACTACCTCTTCACTCATCCGGCCAAAGCTGGTAGGGAAGGTAGACTCAGCAGGGAGATCAGTCCAACAGATAGGTATAGGAGCCTGGGCCACCCACTGGTTATGGCGCCTATCCCACTCGTCTAAGGATTCATCATCAGTCAAGTCTGGGAAGTTCCACCAGTACATATCCCCAGGACAGATAAGGCGAGCTGCCCTGCCTAAGAGACACATAGACCAACGCTCTCTGAGAATCGGTGCATCTATACCTGGGTTTAGCTGATCTATGGCTTCGTTAAGTCCACGCTCTATCATCTCAGCACGCTTCTCTGAGCGGCTACCTTCACCTACATACTGGACACCAATCTCAGCAGGGTAGGGGTAGAGAGCGCTAATGAGGTCTACTTCTCTTCTCAACTCATTGGCAGTCATACGCTCAGGCTGGATTCTTCTACGCCGGCCCTGAGCCATAGTGTCTTCTTGTGGGACAGCATCATCATCCCAGTACATTGAGATCCTGAGCTGGTCAAAGTCTCTCTGGACTGAGCCGCCTAAGCCGTTACTCTGGATATGCTCCAGGGCTTCTCTAATATACTCTATTCTTGGTTCTGACTTAGTGTCTGATATCATAGCATCACCTTGGCAGACCAGCCGCCCATGATAGCTGATCTGCCATAGAAGGAGGATGCGCGGAGAAGTTGTCTTATTGATGCCAGAGGTTGAAGCACGTCGCAAGGTAATGACCCCGAGTTCTTCTCTCCTATTAAGTTATTACCTCTGGCATCCATTAGTAACTCCGGTCGAAGAGGAATCTAGGGTGCCTACTGAGTCTCTTTCTAGCTCCATCAGCCAAGACACAAGCCATACTCAGGGCGTCCATCCTATCGTCGTGCTTTCCATAGGGTACTAGGCATAGCTCTGTTTCTAGACTAACTCCATCCACCAGTGGTAGTCCTCTGGGCAGGAGGAGTCTACCACTGGCAAACAGAGAGTCAAGATAAGCCGCTCTGCCAACTTTGTCTCTGTCCAGGGCTACTACCCTAGTTGCTGCGGAGGCTTTAGTCCTATATGGTATCTCCACGTAAGGTAGGTGATACTTACGCTTCAGAGACTGCATCAAGCTTAGCTGGAACCCTGCTGTCTCCAGCCCTAATGCTCGAAGGCCGTTAGTTCGTTTAGCTCGGCGGCTTATCTCAAACTCCAAATCAGGGGTTTCGAGGCGCTTAGCCCATACGTCTAGGCAGTAAAGCTTCTTAGAGCGTAGATCGGTGCCTACTACTGCTATTGCACTGTAGTCTGCACTAGTCTTAGTAGAGGCGGCTGGGTCTACTGCCATATAGATCTGTAGCGGGTTAGGTGGTATAGTGGAGGCATCCCAGTACTGTATGTGATCGCGCTTAATAATGTTACCATCAGCAGCCGAGGTGCTGCACATAAAGGTAAGAGAGAATAGCATATCGCCCTTATCTCTACGTATTGCCTCGATTCGTTCTAGAGGGAAGCGCTTGGGAGACAGTGTCGGCCCCCAGGGGTACTCACCAGCAATAGGCATCTCTATTACCTTGAAGCCCATTGAGCCAAAAGTTGGGACTAGATCCTGCTCTCCCCATCTAGTTAAAATCCCTACAATTCTACCGCCTTCCACAAGTCTATCGACAATAACTCCCCGAACCTTATTGACCTGCAGCTCCATAGTTGTAGGGGATCTAACGTCTTCCTGGTTCGTCGGATCGTCAATAATGATAATGTCGAAGTGCAGCCCCTGATACGGGCCGTTAAGACCACAACCCATGAGAGTTGGCTCAGCTCCTGTGTAGTCACGGCGTACAAAGAGTACTGACTTAGTCCACTGGGCATCTTCGTCCTCTTCTATACCGAAGGCTGCCTTATAGATGTTATTGGACTCTAGAGTGCGCTTAACAGCCATTACCTGTTTCTGAGCCTGGTCTCCAGCATTCTGGAGCCACAGGATACGGATATTAGGGTTGCGGCCTATCATCTGCTCACACCAGCAGCGGACTGTAGTGGTCTTATAAGTGTCTGGGGGGCAGACTATGATAGTGCGGTCTAGAGTGTTGAGAGCCTCTTCCCAGGACTCCTGGTACTCTTCTATCTCTATATTATGTACTGCCTTGGCGTACTCTCTCAAGCCGCCGTACTTGGCAGCTAAGACACGAGCCTGGTGCTCGTTAACAGAGGTTTCCTGGGGCCGGACTAGAGCCTGCTGAACCACTAGTTAACTCGCAGGTGATAGCATAGTGGACAAGGTAGAAGGAACATAGTGGCCGGCCTAGTCATGTTTCCCATCCAGCCACAGTTCCAGCACATAACAGGCCCAGAGATTACCCAGGGAGCAGCATCTGGCTGGACTCCTACTTCAAACCAGGATCTAATCTTCAGCAAGTATTTCACCCTCAATAGCTAGCTGCTCGTCGGGGTTACTGTACTTCTTACTAGCATCAAAGTCCTGGAGAAGTTGTTTGGCTACAGCGCGCCTAGCTTCTATACTTTGGACTTCTTGTTCACCTAGGTTAATAGTCAGGTTGACTCCACCTACACCAGTCTGTTCTGTTACTGGGGCATGAAGTGGGGTCTGTTTGCTACGGATTAGTCTAAGATAAGAAAGTTGCTTGTCTGTCAGTCCCTCAATGCCATCTTCCTCTAGGGCGGCTAGGATTATCTCCTTGTCTACAAACCCAGCTAGGATGCGGTTAGTTAGCTCCTGTTCCTGGGCGAAGGTTAGTAGCTGGGCATGAGGTAGGACAGCAGCCTCTGCCTTCCTAAAGTCTGGATCATTGTCTCGGTAGTACCTAAGTGCGTTGCCTGATATGCCAGCCAGTCCCTGTGCCTTAGCCTGGGGTAGGCCCATAGCTAGCAGCGCCCTGTAGTACTTGAACATAGGCTCGTTGAGTTCTTTCTCAGTAGCCCTTTGCTGGGGGATATACTTAGTAGTGTACTCCTCGGCGCCGTTCTCCACCAGCTCTTATCCTCCTGGTTAGATCATATCACAATTCGGGGATTGTGTCAATATAGAATAAAAACCTGGGGAATAATAAATTAAGAAAGATCGTACAGAACCATATATTATAACAACAAACATATATATATTACAAAAAGTTATAAAATTGTTGGGGAAGATTAACATTTAACTACTTATAAATAAATTAAGCATACCTCCTACCTGTTGTTTATAGTGAGGACTTCTAAAATTTCTAAAATCTCGTAAGCTGCTATTTGCCGTGTGGGGAGAAACAGCCGAAGCGGGGTCTGACCTGTATATGCTACATAACGTGAGTAATCAGTCAACTGTATACTACATAATACATATAATAAGTAAACTGTTGGCGACATAACCCCAGTAATACGTAGGCGCCCTTACCATAACCCTGCATAACAGTCAACTCTGGGCGCCGTAACTGGTCAACTGGGGCTTGACGGGTTATATATGTTTACCTACCTTATCATTAATAACAGGTCAACCATTTTTGGGGTAAGGAAAGGCTCGATTGGTCAGTTAGTTTACCTATTATGGGTTGACAACGATTGTGGGATATGGGATACTACCATTGTCAATCGAATAAGGGTTGTGGCGCAGCCAAATGGCCCAGAGCCTTCCCCAACAGATCAGCCGTCCCCTTGTTCTGAATTGACCACAATTGAATAGGTGGGCGCTCGGTTATCATCAACCGATTCTATCAAGAAGGAAGGACTGATTATCGATGGTAACTGAAACACCAGTGACGCGCGAACAGCTTGAAGCCGAAGCCGTGACCAAGGCTAACGAGGTTAAGACCGCAGACAAGGCTCACGCTAACGCGATGAAGGCTTTCTCGGACGCGACTGGCAAGGTCTCAATGGAGGAGTTGCTGGATCTCGGCCGAAAGGTTGACAAGGCGAAGAGTGATGCCGAGTACACTGCCAAACTGGCCAAGAAGGCACAGGAGCGCGTAGATGGCTTCGAGATGGAGTTGAAGCGCGACGAGCGGAATGCCCTGATTTCTGGTGACGTAGCCAGTATTCGAGACGGCCTGATCAACTGGGATCACTACGCCGCAGTCGGAGTCGAGAAGATTACCTTCACAGTCGACATATCCGAGCGGACAGTGAGTCCCAAGCCGTCAGGCCCAGGGATCAGGACAGCAACCGCAGGCCCTCGCAAGTCCAGCAATGGAGGTAACGGAGGCTTTCAGTCGCGCGGAGCTATCCAGACCGTAGACGGTGCGCAGTACAAGTCAGTCAACAGAGCCTACATGGAGCTGCGTGCTGCCGCGGATGGAGTCGAAGAGTCAGACATTACGCCAGCAAACACAGAATCAGCATCGCGCTGGTTGAGGAAGCACTTCGACACAGACGAGCCCTTCGTCTACATAAACCAAGGGTAGAATAACCAGCCGAGCGCTCACCTATCCAGTTGTGAAGGAAAGGAGGTGATACTGATGATACCTATATATAGTGTTAAGGTTAGCAATGCTGGTTACTACAATGTTCCAGGAGTTCCTAGTACTTGGGGATTACAGGACTTGCTGGCTTTAATAGGCCGTGAGGATGGAGTAGACTTCCAGTTTCTGCACGAGGACGGCAGTTACTTCATAGTCAATGTCAGACGAGCAGCAAAGTAAACAGGATAGAGCCGAGGCGCCTATGCTTCGGTTCTATCTCTGTATCTGTTAATCAGCATTAGCACTTTTACATAACCTGTCTAGTTGACATAAGGCTATAACGGTCAAGTATGGGCATGGTGTTATGTCAAATGAAATCGAACATTAGTTCGGCCATAATTGGTCAACAAAAGGGTTGACAAATCCCAGGATGGTATGTTATACTCGTGATGAATGGAAGGAGGTGACTATGTACTACAATCCTAAATGTTCGTATCCCGATAGTAAGGGATGCCTTGGCAGGGCTGTTGGAGTCAGGCTAAGTAGTAGCAAGCATACAATGGGCTATTGTCGCAGACATCTGCTCAGGGTATATGAGCTGGAGCGTGACTATGGCAGCGTCCCACTGCACATTGTCGTTACCAAGCCAAGCCTGATCACGACAGTCTGGCAGCGAGGTGCTTGGGTAAGCCTCAAGTCATAGGAGAGCCTAATGTTCAATCATCTTAGTCTACTCAAGGCAATAGCAGCAACTGGCTGCCCGAGGCCACTGACTCACTTGAGAACACTTAAGTGGTATAATAGTGTTTGGCCTGAACATCAGATGAGTTATAAGTGTGGACAAGCCTGTATAGAGGGGAGGTGAGATAGATGAAGACAGGCCTGATAGGTCTGGCTGTAGGTGCTATGATAGTCTTTGGTATAATGACAGCAACCAAGGACGATACACCTAGAGTCCCTAAGTGTCAGGAGGATGAGTGGGTAGATGGTGAGGGAGACTTCAGTCATGGCTACTGGAGTGAGTACATCTGTCTAAGTGAGTAGCCTATAAAGTTCCTGACGATGCTCCTTATGGCGGCTGTAATGGTCGTCATAGGTGCAGCGTCTCTAGCAGACGGAGGAGCAGTATATGAGCAGAAACAGAGTAGAATGGTGGAAGTGTCAGAAGTGTGGGACAATGAACTCAGTATCATGGGGCAGACCCTGCCTATGGTGCGGCAACCCGAGGAGCCTGTAGATGAGCCTCAACCTCAAGAGCCGCAGCCAACTACAACTCCAGAACCTGAGCCGACATATCTGGAGGCCACCCCCAAGGCTGAAGCTAGCAGTGCAGAAGGGACAATATGCTCCATCTGGCAGTCCCTCCCCTGTGGGTATGTACTTGCTGTGGCACAGTGTGAAAGTGGGGCCGACTATTACGATGACTGGAGCACAGGGTACTACATTGGTACATTCCAGCTCGATCCCAACCTACACGGATGGAGATTCCTAAAGCATGGCTGGAATATCTACACTGACGGCCCTGATGTGTATAAGAATAGTGTGGTTGCCTATGAGCTATATCTAGATAATGGCATGCAGCCTTGGCCGATCTGTAGGTATAGATAGGAGGAGAAATGCAATCAATAGGAAGAAAACTATGCATTGGTATGTGGTATAGTATTCGATGCTACCACTGCCGATCACTAGGTGACTGCAAAGATAACTGTCCAGGCTTGACTTGTGGCTGTAGACCTCCCAAGGCCCAGTGATGAGTCACCACACTAAGGCAGATCAAGTGTTCTTAGAAGAGAACAACCCTGGGCAGTTTGAGGATGAGCCTGACTGCCATAACTGTCTGTGCTCTAAGAATGTGCATAGTATGATTACTGATATATGTTATGGAGAACCTGGCTGTGAGTGCCCCAAGTACCAGCCAGCACAGTAAGTACTACAAGTACATTAAGGTTAGAACCCTGTGTCCCTGTGGCAGGGGTGCTAATCGTGGTAAAAGATTCTGTGCGAGGTATCATCCCCTACTTACTAAGCGGGCACTCATAGCTGCAATGCTTATAACTGACCACCCATCAGAGGTAGCTAGAAAGCTGGGTATATCTAGGCAGAGGCTACATCAGATCAGGACTGGATATAAGTCTCCGTCTCAGAGGACACACAACGCTAAGGTACTGGCTAAGTGGCATGGCAACTAAGGTACAGGCTTGCACTCACCACTGGGTAATAGCTCCTCCTGATGGGGAGACTAGCACTGGGGTATGTAAGCTATGTGGGGCTAGGAAGGAGTTTGCTAACGCACATAGGAAGGGTAATTATAATAGAAACTATAAGTGGAGTAAAGGAGGTGATAGCGATGATGATAAAGACTATGCAGGATAAGATGGAAGATGTAGTAGACCAGTACGGACTAGCTGAGGTACTGTACTGGCTACAACAGATCTGTCAGGACAAGGCAGAGCATCTTAGAAGTAACTGGCAGGATGAGAACTCAGCTCAGCACTGGGAAGAACTATATGACCTAATGTATAATACTAGAGAAGAACTGGAGAAGATAGGCTAGGTGCTAGAGACAGTCAAGCTGACTAAGACTCCCATGATGAGGAGAATAGAACGCCAGTATAAGACCAGTATAGAACAGATACTGCGTCTACCTACTGGCAATAGACAGCTGGCCCAGGTGCTGGACTTAGATCATACAACTATCTCCAAATGGAGGAAGAAGTTGAGAGAACAGACTCAGAGTCAGACAGAAACGGTAATGCCCGAGTATCTGGCGTTCGATAGGGTGGAGCTAGGAGAAGCGAGATGAGCGAGCAGCCTGACGACCTCACGCACTACATGGAAGCGTGTTCACGCTTGACGGCCCAGCTAGCCGCAGAGCGTGAGGCGCACAGAAATCATCGGGTAGTCAGGAAGGGCAACGAGGAGCCAGTCTGCGAGACGTGCGAGAACACGGTTGCATATCTACGTTCAGGACAGCGGCAAGCGGAAGCGGCGCGTGAGGCGGCTGAGCGCGTCACCCTCAACGTTTGGCAGTACGTCGAGCAGGAGCTTGGCCCTGAGAAGGCGGCGCAAGTAAGTGATCTATTTAGTCAGACCAGTCCTGACCAATGGTTCCTGGCTTTTCTCAGGGTAGAGGCGGCTGAGAGGAAGCGTGATGAGTACAAGCGACTCTGGGCGCGGGAAGAGGCCCGCTGGAATGAGGCATTTCCGAATACAGCGAAGCTCCAGCACGACTTGCAGCAGGCTGAGCGTCGCCTGGAGGCGGTGCGCGAGGCAGTGGAGGGAGTAGACGCATTGTTTAAGAGCGAGTTTGAGGAGGGGGTTCCGGCAGTGGTCGAGGATGCTTGGCTTCAGTTACGTCGCGCTGTCCTGTCCGGCGAGTTGTCCACAAAACAAGAGAAAGGAGCAACATGAGATATATCCTGTTCGCCTTAGTACTATGTATGCTAGTAGGAGTTAGGACTGCACCAGTGTATAGTCAATCAGCACAGACCTGTCACGAGGATCTGAACGCAGACAGCTATGCAGACGGCTCAGACATTACCCTACTAGCAGGATACTTCGGTAAGCCTGCATCTATAGCACCAGCAGGCTACGACCTCTGGCCCAGGCCTGGGGATGGTTGGGTAGACGGCACAGATATAACTCACATAGCAGGCATCTTTGGACAGCACTGTCTGGGAGTACTTACCCTACAGGAGCCACTACCAGAGGGGTTTACTATAGATGGCGTGCCTGAAGATCCCTATATCTGGGGCTGTAATGCTACCATTGGTGTCTGGTCGTCTGGGGTTTGGTACAACCATCATGTTGAGTTTGGCACTGGCTGGTACGGAGAGACTGCTTGTGCTGGTAATAACTATACGTTTAGGACTCAGTGTACCTTTGCACTACAGTCCCGCCCACCTAACGGAGACCCCTGGCAGACAGTTGCAGTTACACCTATTGTAACCTGGACAGGAGGAGCAACAGCAGGACTGTACTGTGCTGCCAATGGTATAGGCGCAGGCTATGCACCTTGTGGAACAGTGCTAGTTGGGTATGTAGAGCACAGAATCTGGGAAGCTATTAGCATGGATGAGGTACACCCTCTGGAAGGCCACTGGATAGTTGGCGACTCAGGTTGGGGTATCTCTATACCGCCTTGTTAGGAGGAGAAATGAGAAAGCTAGTTATAGTAGTAGTTGCAAGCCTGGGAGTGCTAGCAGGTGTTGGGATGATAGCCGCTAGTAATAGTAAGGATGAGCATCCAGATCTAGTTATTCCCTCAGGTACACCTACCTATTGTCTAGGTGCAGAGAACCTGGGGCAGCTAGATGAGCGCCAACTGACAGATGCAGAGTGTAGGCAGTACCTTAATGGTCAATAAATAGTTATCAACATATTGCCTATTGATCCTGTATAATACTCCATTGCACTATGTGTCCGTATATGGTATAATGTTATCATGCTAGAGAAGATTGAAGTCCCTGTTTTGACATGTAAGCAATGCGGACATACCTGGGTTCCCAGGAAGGAAACAAGGGAACGCTGCCCTAGGTGTCAAAGCCATCGCTGGAACGAGTCGAAGGAGAAGGATAGGGGAGAAGCAGTTGCCAGCTCGTAACGCTCGACAAATTAGAGAAGATCCTTTCCCACTTCCAAAGCCTGTTATAGAGCGAGTACTCAACCAGGGAGAGCTAGCACTTTTATCAGGCTCCTTTGACTCCTTCAAGTCAACCTTTGCTATAGAACTAGCCTATGCAATAGTAACTGGTGAGTTATTCTTAGGAAGGTTCAAGGTAGTTAATCCTGGTGCTACATATCTGTATCAACAGGAGATTCATCCTGGGGAGTTTGACGATAGAATCAATAAGCTCAACGTTAACAGCACCCACCAAGACAATTTCTGGGTAGACTATGATAGCTTCTCCTTTAAAGGACATGGATTTGAGCTACCACTAGTAAAGATGATCTCAGACTTACACCCTCGGCTTGTCACATTTGATCCACTGAGTAATTTTTGGCCTCCAGGGATGGAGGAGAACAGTAATGCTTGGGTAACTAGTATTCTTAAGCCACTGCTAGGAATTAGACAGACCGGCACCTCAATGCTGCTAGTCCACGGAGACGCAAAAGAGAGGGGAGATGGGCAGGCACCTGTAAGGGCCAGAGGAGCATCTGACTTACTATATAAGCCTGATGTAAGGATATTTCTAGACCGTCTAACAGATGACGATGGAATACTACTAGACAGAGTTAGAATCACGATGCGTACACGTAATAGAGAGAGAGTCTCTCCGTTCTATGCTGACTACAATAAGCGCACTGGTAGGCTAATAGCAGACGAGGAACTAGAGCTGTGAAGAGGAAGATTGCCAATGCACCTGGAGTATCTAGGAGATGTAGAAAAAGAAACTGTCAGATGTACCGGAGAGCAGTCTTACTAGCGATATGGAGACTGAGGGAAGAGAGGAATATAAGTTACAAGGAACTAGCAGAGCTGTTTCAGATGAGCGAAATGCAGATCTGGAGATTAGCTAGAGAGACTTGGTTTTAAGTTAATTGTTAAAGCTGGTGTATATATTTCCATACAAAAGTATATATATATTACAAATTGTTATAAATATGATAAGTAGAATTAACATTTATCACAGAGAGGAGGTGAAACCTATATGAGAAGTGCTAGGGAGATCGCAGAAGAGCAGAATAAGATTAGACAGGAGGAAAGAAAGAACAACACTTACGGACTGTGGAAGTTGGATACAGACAGACTAGTACTCGACTACTCTGTAAAGGGCAGACAGATCTACGAGATTGATCTAGAGAGATGTAATAATGCAGCGCAGATTCTTGACTGGATTGTCCAGTTGTCTCATAAGACTTGGGCTACACCACAGGTAATCTATGACTTTATCAGTGCTCTTGATAGAATCCTAGGGTATAGACTACAAGGTCGAGTCTGTCCTGGTGGACATTATATAGACAGAGCAGTAAACTGGAAGGAGGTAATAGCGCTAAGAAAACTAGCAGTAGAAATAGACGCAGATTAACACCCTACAAGCAGGAGGTAACATGACACAAGAAAAATTCTCAACGGCAGCTCCTCAGGGTCAGTCCCCACTGATCCGATTCAGAGGAGTGCTTGATGAGTACAATAGAAGAGAGGCACAGCGGGATAACCCTGATGGTACCAGCCGGAAGTCTATCTACTGTGACCTGAAGTGTAGCCAGCTGGAAGTGCTAGAGGCTACCGAGCCTTACCCATTTCCGATTACTACTATCAGTATTAACTACCAGCCACCAAGTACTAGCTTTGGCAACACTAGATGGGATGCCTTTGCTAAGAGCCTTAGAAACCTGCTGCCAGAGGTAGCACCTGAGGATCGCCTAGACAAGATGGTTGGGCAGTCTATTGAGATGCACTTCGGCCCAGCTACTATCCGTATGCCTAAGGTAGACGAGGACGGCCAACCTGTCATGGCACCTAATGGCCGGCAAGTCTGGGAGAACGGTGAGGGTCAGGCTTGGCAGGTAGTCAGTATCAATGGAGCCACTGGTGGTTCTGATGATATGCTCGACTATCTGGTAGGCCTAGCTGATGGTAAGCAGGAGGGAGCCTTCTATCAGGCCGCACTAGGAGATCAGAAGGTTACTAGCCGGACTGATATAGTAACAGCCATCACTAACCGTGAGATTCTGAATACTCTGCTGATGAGCAACAAGCTTAGTCGGGATAGTGAAGGCGTCCTCCACAAGGTATAGGCCTAGGCTGGGCTACACTAAGGCCGGTGATAGGCTTCATGCTGTTGAAGTTACTCGCAAAGTAACTATGTGCGGCAAGAAGGCTCGCAGGGTAATCACGCCTGACCCTGGTGCTGACTATCTGTTATGTACAGCTGCTGGCTGTAAACACTATCTGCCTATATGGTTCAATAATCCTGAGGGAAAGGAGGTAAAAGTCTTGGTGAATGAGTATACACCTAAGCCTGATGGTGAGCCAGATGATGGAGAGCCTGACGGTGACGAGGGGGACGACACCGAGTAAATAGAATATGGATAAGCAACCAGGCGAGACACTATATGAGTACCTAACTAGAATAGTTAGTACTGTACATAACGATTTATGCTGGTCTTGGCCTGGACATATATCTCAAGGCCCGAGGAAGGGTTACAGTGCTATAGGTGTACAGGGTAAGGTACGGTACGCTCACCAAGTTGCCTATGAACTAAGGCTTGGCAATGTTCCAATTGGACTAGAGTTAGACCATACCTGCCTAAACAAGTGGTGCTGGAATCCTTCCCACCTTGAGGCTGTCACACATGCAGAGAACTGTTACCGTGCTGGTAGCTTCTCAACACATTGTAAACATGGACATGCTATGACACAAGAGAACACACGCTTTGCTAAACAATCCTATTCGGACAGGATATTTCAACAGCGTAGAACCTGTAAGCGTGAGTGGATAAGAGCGAGGCGAGCAGGATTAACTAGAGGTTACATGGCTGATGATGGAAGGATCTATGGACTGGACTGAGGATAGCAGCCTTGCAACAAGGATACTAGAGGACATTGGCAAGGAGCTAGAGCTAGGACAAGAAGCATATCTGGCCAAGTTAGTCCATGTTTCTGAACTGGTGTATTGCTTGACTCGCTCCTTTTATAATCGCTACGATCCCTTGCCGCCGAATCCTCAAGAGACCATGTTGTTTGCTGTTGGTATAGGCTTAGAGCAGGTACTGCTACGGCCCCACAAGAAGCCTGCCTCCGGAGAGTTAGATGGCATACATTGGAGCGCAGACTGGTTAGACTATAATGAGGGGCTAACTGAGCTAAAGACGACTCGACTGTCAGCCAAGAAGGGGCCTGATGAGTTGCCCCAGACTTGGATCAAGCAGATCCTAGCTTACCTCAAAGCTACTGGACACAGAGAAATAAGTCTAGCTATCTTATTCTTGATGGGGAACTATGGCCCACCCTTTCCTACGCTTCGAGTCTACAAGGGAAAAGCTAATGATGTAGAGATACAAGCCAACTGGAATTGGCTACAGGCTAGAAAAGAAATATATCTAGAGCATATTGAGAAGAGGGAGCCACCTCAACAATTCCAATGGAACGAGGACTGGGAATGCCAGAATTGTCGCTACCTTATTGTATGCCAAGCTAAAGAATCTATTAGACTAATCAAGGAGAAGAAGGAGGTGAGTACATGAGCTGTAATGGCTGTGGCAACCTGTTTAAAGAGGGCCAAGAAAGAGTTGCTTTGTTTACTCAGGTCTATCACAGTAAGTGCTACGATAAGCTACTAGCCTGGGCTAATAAGAAGTATGGCAAGTAAGAGGCAGGCTAAGAAGCGCCAGTGCATAGGAAAGATTCAGTACGTTGATCAGGAGTCAGCCAGGTCAGCAGCTAGAGCATTAGCACTGAAAGGAACAACTATATCGGTACATTCCTACCGTTGTAAATACTGTAGTCACTTTCATGTAGGACGAAGGAGGATTAGATAATGGCAATAGAAGTATACATGGAGCTAGATGAGCATAAGAAGCATAGCTTCAAGTACAAGGCAACTTACCCACAGCCTGACAAGTCAGAGGGTGCAGTGAGTTCTATCTATGTTAGTAAAGTATATATGGATCACAAGGCCTGGGGTAAGATTAAACTAACAATAGAGGAGGTGAGTTAGATGAGTAACCAGATCTGGAACATGGCAGAGGACTTAGTTAGGGCAGCAGTACAAGACGGACTGCTTGGAGAGGTAGATTATAACAAGGAGAGACAACTGGTTAAGATCCTGTATGAGAGTCTACAAGAGGAGTATGAGGACTTCATGAGGGAGAACGAGGTAAAGGATGCTGCAGGAACCAGCTTGTCCTAGCTGCGGTAGTGGTGATGCCTCAGTCATAGGCATAGAGGAGGGCAAGATCAGATACCACTGTACCCTATGTCTAGAGGACTGGTTAGATGGTGGTGGCCCTGATCTAAAGCTGTGTGATAGTCCAGACTGTAGAAATTGGATTCCTGAGGGGATAGCGTACTGTAGCCACTGTGTAACAAGAGGAGCGCCTGCATAATGTTATTAGGATTAGAAGGAGAAGCCGGAACAGGCAAGACGACTCTAGCCTATTCCGCACCATTACCAATTGTAGGATTTCAGTTTGATCTTGGATTTGAGCGGGCTATATATGGTGGTAAACATGAGGAGCTGTTTAAAGGACTAGATATAGTAGTTGAAGAGTACAAGCCAGATACAGAGCCTACTAAAGTCAACGCTGACATTAGAGTCTACGAGCTACCTCTACCACTGCAACTAGATACATTTAAGGTAGGTGGAGTTAGGAAACTATGGGACTACTTTCTAATCAGGCTGGCGAATGCGTTAACAGATACTAGGATAAGGACAGTCGTCATAGATACTGCTACGGTAGCTAGAAAGGTTAAGGCAGACGCTCATCTAGAACAGTTACAGGACGATAACGTTAAGGCAGGGCAGCCTGTCAGACAGCAACTCATACAAATAGAGTGGTCACGACCAAACGAAGCTATTAGAGATGTCTATAATATGGCTCAGGGTACTAGAAAGAACCTTGTAGCAGTTCACCACTTGACAGACGAATACAAAGATCACATAACTAGTAGAGGTGATATAGAAAAGATTGTAACTGGTAGAAGAAGGTTGGACGGGCTGGCTAATACAGATAGACTGGTGGACTGTCATATTAGAATGGAGAAGGACAAGAGTAATATAAAGGCTACCTGGGTAAAGTGCGGCTATAACCTGAGTTATGAGGGTACTAGTGTTAACAACCCCACTTGGGATCTACTAGTACAGCAGGTGGAAATGGTAGCTGGGGATAGGATGAGACTAGAGCATAGAGTACCTACCAATGCTTGAGATAATCCTGTTTGGTGCCCTAGGTGGAATAATAGGCGCTATGGTAGTGTTGTTCTTCTTCGGTCGATGATAGAGGTAGATACCCACGAGCCTACTCTAGCCTTTAGCTATATAGGCCAGGCTGTAGAGGCTAAGCTAGTTCCACTCAATGATGCTGGCTGGGCTGACTACAAGTGGTTAGATCTACTAGGACAACCAGTACAAGCAGAGCGCAAGACCTGGAAGGACTTAACTGGGGATCTAGACAGTATCGAATACCAGATTAGACAGGAGGTGAAAGCACATAAGGAAGCCAGGACGATACTGCTAATAGAAGGAGTAGCAGACCCTGGCCCACTGGGAACTGTTCTCTATCATCCTACCAAAGGTACTAAGCGCAACGTGTTCTATGCTAGTAACGAAACAGCTGCTAGATACAGTAAGGTTATGGCTTGGCTGTATCAGGTAGAGAAGTTTATCGAAGTCTATCATACAGCCACACTGAAGGGTACCTGTAGTGCGCTGGTAGCTTTCTACTATGGGGATCAGAAAGAGGGCCATGATACCTTTAAGAGATACCTACGTGTCATGGATTGGAACCCTAACCCTCAAGTGGAAAGTCTGATGGGGATAGGTAGAGGTATAGGTATCGGCCCTACTAAGGCAGAGGCACTGATCAAGCGCTTCGGTACACTATGGAATGTGCTAAACGCAGATCCCAATCAGTTGCAAGCTGTAGCTGGCATAGGTAAAGTTAATGCTTTAAGGCTATTACGAAAGGCAGGCAGAACAGATGTATGACCAGACTAGGGGATATACTATTAAGGAACTAGACGAACTAGCTAGAGGCTTTGGAGTAGTCACAAACGATATAACTGAGAAGCTTGTACTAGAGTTTCTAGACTATGTTGTATCTAAGCAGTTGGAGCAAGAGCGCTTTGAGAGAGAGCTGGAGCAGGAACAAGCTACCGCAGAGCTTGAGGATAGTGATAAGGTATGGTAACTACAGATAAGCAGTTCGCTCCAGACTATCCTAGAACTCCAGAAGGCTGGGTAGACTTTGGGCGGGACGTAGAGCTTAGGAAGTCTCTATTCCCACCAGAGGCTTTTGAGCACCCAGCTAAGGCGCTATTGCCTATGGTTAGGGAGATGGCTAAGTACCTAACAGAGCCTGGAGAGGTAGTGTTAGATCCCTTTGCGGGTACAGGTAGTCAGCTGATCTCCGCACTAGATAATCGTAGGCTGGTGCTGATAGAACTAGAGCCTTATTTCCTAGATATAATCAACCAGACTGTAGATAACTGGAAGTCCCAGGGGAAGGAAGTAGCTGATGTGTTTGTCTACCAGGGAGACTGTAGACAGGTTCTACAACGATTACCTTATCTGGTTGATGCTGCAATATTCAGTCCGCCATACTCTACCACAATGGCAAGCACAGGAATTAGAGACACTGATGCGGAGACTGATAGTGGAACTGGCAGGTATAAAACTCAGGAGTATACTCGCTCAGCCCTTAACCTCTCACGGCTAAACCCCTTCTACTACGGTACTGCTATGGACGCAGTAATGAAGGGACTGTTTAAGGTGATAAAGCCAGGAGGTAGAGTCTGTGTTATCAGCAAGGATAGACGAGAGGGAGATAATAGAATACTATTCTCAGATACGGCCAACAACAGAGCACACAGAAACGGATTTAAGCTGGATGAGTGGATCAAGCACAAGCCTCCCAGTACTATTGCCAAAGCCTCTGCTACCATCGCACTTAGAAAGCACGGTAAGATAGTAGAGCCAATCGAGGACGAAGACTTGCTTATCTATCGCAAACCACTATGAGTATTCTAACAGAAGGCTACTGCCCTTATGACGGAACCAAACTATCCCCTGAGATAGTGACTAAGGATCGCACCACCTTCTATCCTTGTAGAGACTGTAGAGCTATGTGGGAAGAGATAGGAGCATCTGGAAGCTTCATCCTATTGGGGTATGACAATGTGCGGAAGAAGTAACCAGTGGCAAAGTCTAGGTTAAGATTTGTGATCCATATCTGTTCAATCTGTAGAAAGAGCTGGACAACTACTAGAAGAGACACCTCAAAGAAGCAGGGTAGGATAATACAACTCGTCCTCTGTGATAAGTGTCAGCTAGAAATATACATGAAGCACTATGGCCCTGGGCAGTAAGATGATTGAATCTGTTAATTTGTATATACATAACCAGCCCCTGGCCCCCAAAATCGGGGTTCGCGGCTCATATGTGAATCGATCCTCTGCCCCCACGATTGACGAGAAACGGATTATAAATCCGTGGCCGTCCCTGCGTCCACCGATCGATTGGGACGGATTTCTCGGGCAACAGGGCAATTGCACTTTGGTATATGCACATACACAGATATGTTAAAGTTTCCTAAACCTCCCAGCGGTATCAGGTGGCAGCTACTATCCTTTGGCACTAACAGTTGTGACGGCTGTAGGAAACTAGGCTATGTAATGAGGTTCAGGAGCTATATCCGTGCCAGTGAGTTTTACTACTGCGCAGACTGTTTGGTAGAGATAGCTAGGGAACTGGAGAGACTAGATGGCAGACAGCTTCCTTAAGGGTTCTGACTGTCATACTAGGTGTGGCTGCTATGCCCACAACTGTTGTCTAACCTGCCCACTGGAAGTATGTATCTATGACTCCTTTACCTTTGGTATAAAGAAGCGCAATGAAGCTATCAAGGCAGACTACCTTACCTGGCCTGAGATAGCCAAGAAGTATAGAGTTAGTCTGAGAACAGTAGCCAGAGCCAAGCGTGGGTAATGTCTAGAGTAAAGCGTTGCCCTGTAGAAGGCTGTATCAGATTCCAACATAGTCATGGTCTATGTCTACCACACTTGAACAGAAAACTGGGCAAGGTTAAGTCAATAGAAATCAGCGAGAAGAGAGCTGCTGCGGCTAGACTTAGATGGCAGCGGCAAATGATACTGAGAAACTTAAGTGGAAGGTAGCCTAGCCTACTGGGGGCCAGAGGAGTACACTGAGGAACAGCTCCTAGCCAAGCTACAGGAACCTTGTGACACGGTGAGTTGCGATGTTGAAACAGTTTCAGTCAAGGATCGCTGGTTACTAGGTATCGGGGTAGCTCTTAGTTGCACCGAGTCCGTCTATGCGAGAGTCTACCCTGATCCTAGTCCTCACCTACCACTACTACTAAATATACTAGAACGTGCTAATACTATCGTATGGCATAACGGAATCTTCGATTTAACAGTATTACTAGAATGGTGTATAGATGCGTCACTGGATCTACATATTAGCGGTGATTGGGCTAGCCCTAGCCAACGGGGTCTTCCTGGCAAGTATACTATCCCGACTAGTCTGGCGCTGATAGCTACTAAGTCCCAGGATACTAG